AAGCATTAATGAAGATGGCAAGAGATGTATGCAATGTGGCATGATCAATTGTGCCTGTCCCGGCGATAGTTGCAAATGCAAACCCATCAAGGGTTGGGTACCTGGCAAAGGTTTTGCAAAAGCCATGGACGAAGCTGCCAATGCCGCACAGCAGTCAGCTATTGCCATTGCTAAAAAGAAAAAGTCAGGTGTAGCAGAAGGCAGTATATCTGACTTATTAAACCAAGATCCGACATCTCCAAAATTTAACGACCATCCTGGGGCAAGTCAACTAAAAAAAGCAAAAGGCTATACACCCAGTGCTGGAGAATTGGCACGTGACCTAATAAAGACGTCTGATGATGCGTTCAAATCAAAATATGGTATGTCCAAAAAACAAGCTGAAGGGCACTATAGTTCTAGTAATTTAAAAGAGCAAGGTGTTACTGAAGGCATCATGGATGTGGTCAAGAAGGCCTACAATGACTGTGTGGTTGGTTATCCACAGGGCACAAGTGAAGGGCAGTTTCTACAAGGCTGGGCTCGTGCTATTCGAGCAGAAACTGGACGTGATATTCCCCTGGAGAAGTTAACAAAACTGTATCACGACTATACTGAACGCAGTCCTGAAATTATGCAGTCACATGGCACCGTGGACGAGTCAGGCGTGGTAGAAGCTGCCGGGGCAATGCCGGTCAACAAATACATTGCTAATGAATTAGATACTCTGCTCAAGCTGGCCCAAGACCAAGCTGAAGACATTACAAATCGCAGTCGTAGTGGGTACGGAAATAAGAAATCCAGCGGCCTGGAAGATGCAATATTTGAGCTATCTGGAGTATCTAATGGATTCCATTCATCTATGGAAGAAGGTATTGCAGAACTACAAGAGTTGAATAATGGTCTACCTCGCATAGGTAACTGGATCATCAGAAATCTTAAAAAAGTGGGCAATCGGATTGATCTGCCTCAGCTGATCAAACAAGAAACATCCGAGAAGTCGGGTGTAGCAGAAGGCATGATGGACAAAGCCTTGGATAAAGAAAACAGAGCTCGTTTAAGAAATCGCATTGCGGCTGACGCTTTGAACTTCTATTCGCTGAACGATAGAATTCCAAGAACTAGTGAATTTAGCCGTTCAGTAAAATCAAAACTAAACTCTCTTGAATTTGATGAACGATCTGAATTATATCGACAGGGAGTAGTCCAAGCTCTTAAATTACTCGGTAAACAGGGTTATTTTTCTAAGTTAGGATTGGACGAAGGCGAAGCCGATCCAAAACCTGTAACAACCGGTCACTTTGCTGATAAAAAAAGTCAACCAAAACCATATCCAGCATTAAAAAATACCAGGACTGGAAAAGTTCGTCCCCATCCTAATGATCCTGACCAAGGTGTCACAGAAGGCTCCGATGATAGTGGTGCCTACGATAAATGGGATCCAAAGCATCCTGATTTTGTCAAAAACTACCGTAAGTTTCAGGCCAGTAATCCAGGTGCCACATTGAAAGATTTTGTTGCACGTATGAAGTCAGGTGTGTCTGAGACCGCAGCCTGGCGTCGTAAAGAAGGTAAAAGCAAAACTGGTGGCCTAAACAAAAAAGGCGTTGCCAGCTACCGTAGAGAAAATCCTGGTAGCAAATTACAAACGGCAGTAACAACAAAACCCAGCAAACTTAAAAAAGGTAGTAAAGCGTCCAAACGTCGTAAGAGCTTCTGTGCCCGTATGGGCGGTGTAAAGGGTCCAATGAAAAAGCCCAATGGTAAACCAACTCGAAAAGCACTAGCTCTACGCAAGTGGAACTGCGAAAGCGTTGAACAATTACAAAGTATGTTGATGATTGCCGAATCTTGGGCACGTGAACATGAGGGCAAGTGATTTTCTAGCGGAAGGTGCCAACAACGATTTTATTAAATCGTTTTTGCCTGTTGCCCAACGAGAATTACAAATTACCAATTTACCAAAAATTAAAATAGTGGATCGTGTGCCCGATGCAGACGGAACTACATTTGGGTGTTATGATAAAGAAGACAATATCATTTATCTTGTTACCCAAGGTCGTCATCCTAAAGATGCACTACGTACACTGGCGCACGAACTTGTTCACTACAAGCAAAACATCGAAGATCGATTAGATGATCACAGTGGTAGTACTGGTAGCGAAGAAGAAAACGAAGCCAATGCCCGCGCTGGTGTTATCATGCGTAACTATAATCAAGAGAATCCAGAGTAATAAAAATGTCTACATTTAAGTTTACTGTCAACGGAAAAGAATACGTAATACTAGCAGAGACTTATGCGTCTGCTAGACATCAATTAAAAGAATTATTAAACGCATCATGAACGATTATCCAGTATATCCTGAACAAGCTGAAGGCGACGATAGTGATTATAAACGAAATCCTTACAGCCCCGTCTAAAGACCCACGTGCGGAATTAGATGCTATACTTGCACGTTGTTGCGAGATGGTTCTTGATCACCAGGAAAAAGATTCCAAATACTATGGCATGGTTGCCAGCTGTATTATTTGCCCAGACGGTACACATACTTACGGTATTAATCATGAGAAAGACGGGTTACGTGTACACGCGGAACGTGATGCATTAGATCGATGCCCCGATCCTGGCCCAGATTGTATTGTAGTTACTACTCTTAGTCCTTGTAATACCGGCCGATTGCCCAATCACAAAGAACGCTACGGCGAAGATTGTCAGGCCCTGTTAGATCAGTATGGTATTACTCATGTCTACTGCGGATACAAAAATCCTCAGGAGGACTCAGATCCCAGTATAGAAACTCAAAATCCAAAAATTCAAGAACTGTGTAAACAGTTTGCAGATACATTTTTAAAAGAAAACTTTGCTGATGGTCGGGTAAAAGGCCGAAGCCGCCCAGGGCGTGTAAAACGTGCCGGTGCTAGTTGTAACGGAAGTGTAACTGACTTACGTCGCAAGGCCAAGAGTGCTTCTGGCGAACGTGCCAAAATGTATCACTGGTGCGCTAATATGAAATCAGGTAAGAAGAAATGAAAAAACTCTTTATAGTACCGTTATTATTACTAACTGGTTGTGTAGCACATGATCCATACTATCATCGATCGCAACCGGTTTATGTTCGCCCGGCTCCGGTATATGTTGCACCACCGCCCCCACGTTGTCATTGGGTAACACAATACGATCCATATCATAAAAGATATAATAACGTTCGTGTGTGTAGATAAGAGTGTGCGGTAATAGTTAATGAAGCTCGCCTGCCAATTCGTTGTTGCCCAGATGGAAAAATACAGAAAACCATCAGGTCCTTCTTCTCTATTAGTCTGTATTGCAACCGCACTAACTATTTATAAATGAATACACTACCTTAGGACGTTATGCGTTACTAGTGTATGCCCGGCTGCTGGGCTAGATATTATGGGAGTCGTGCCCCGGAATGGTATCTTGAAGTGAGCATTTTTATTTGACTTTTCAAAACAAACACTATATACTATATCAATTATAACAGGAGATTCAAATGTCAGGTCCACGTATGTTTAGTAATGAACAAAAAGCCAAACTCACACAAATTATGAACGAAGGTATTGCTGTGCTGACCGAAATCGAAGACTTAAATGCTGGACTTAGCGATACCATTAAGGCCATCGCTGAAGAAATGGAAATCAAACCAGCTATCTTAAAGAAAGCAATTAAGATTGCACAAAAATCTAAACTTGGCGATACCAACGCCGATCATGAAGAGTTAAATACAATCCTTGAAACGGTTGGTAAAACACTTTGAAGCAAACACTGGCCAATTGGCTCACGTCAACTAGAGCCTATATGCGTAAGGACTATGATGAGTGGCCTTTACGCTTTTGTTTAGAAATTGTTGCTTGGGCAGGTAGTGTGGGTTGTGCGTTAGGTATGACCATTTACTTGCCTAACCCTCCGTTGCTACCATTATATGCAGTCTGGGTATGTAGTACACTAATCTACACATGGGCCGCATGGACTCGGGGTAGTTTTGGTATGTTAGGCAACTACGGTTTACTACTTTGTATCGACTGTGTTGGCTTAACTAAACTTGTATTAGAAGCTGTAAAGTAGTATACTAAGACTCGCTGACTTAATCAGCATGTAGAGCAAGTGTAAGCTCAAAGTTACACATTTGGAGAGTAAATGTCATATATTGACGCATTGTTTGATCACGACAAAGATCGCATTCATGTAGTAGAACGTGTTAAAGGTGAACGTGTATACCGCGAGTACCCGGCTAACTATGTATTCTACTACGATGACCCTAGAGGTAAATTCCGCACTATCTACGACACACCTGTGTCACGTTTTGCTACTAAAAACGGCAAAGAATTTCACAAAGAACAACGAGTTAATTCTGGCAAGCGACTATGGGAAAGTGATATCAATCCCATCTTCCGTTGTTTAGAAGATAATTACTTGGGTGCTAATTCGCCCAAACTACAAACAGCCTTTTTCGATATTGAGGTGGACTTTGATCCACTTAGAGGCTTTAGTAAACCCGAAGATCCATTTAATCCTATTACTGCTATTTCAGTTTATTTAGACTGGATGGATAAACTTGTCACTATGGTGGTACCTCCCAAGAGTTATAGTTGGGACACCGCACAAGAAATCTGCAACCAATACGATAACTGTTTCTTGTTTGAACGAGAAGAGGATATGCTTAACACATTCCTTGACTTGATCGACGATGCAGATATCTTATCAGGTTGGAACTCAGAGGGGTTCGATATTCCCTATGTGACTATGCGGGTACATCGTGTGTTAAGCAAAGACGACACACGTAGACTATGCTTATGGGGTCAATTTCCCAAGAAACGTACATTTGAACGCTTTGGTGCAGAGAATTTGACATTTGATTTAATCGGTCGTGTGCATATGGACTATATGCAACTGTACCGCAAATACACTTACGAAGAACGTCATAGCTATAGCCTAGATGCTATTGGAGAATACGAGCTAGACGAACGTAAGTTACAGTATGAAGGCACATTAGATCAGTTATACAATAAAGATTTTAAAGAGTTTATTGACTATAACAGACAAGATACTATGTTGTTGTCCAAGCTAGACAAGAAGTTACGCTTCTTAGATCTAGCCAACGAACTGGCACATGATAATACTGTGTTGCTACAAACCACTATGGGTGCTGTAGCAGTTACAGAGCAAGCTATTATTAACGAAGCTCATTCCCGAGGAATGGTAGTACCTAACAGGAGATCTAGAGATGACCACGGAGACACGCAAGCGGCAGGTGCCTATGTTGCTTACCCAAAAAGGGGCATACACGAATACATCGGTGCAATTGACATCAACTCGCTCTACCCCTCAGCGATCCGTGCTCTTAACATGGGACCGGAAACAATCGTCGGGCAACTCCGGCCGGTAATGACTGATCATTACATCCGAGAAAAAATTGCTAATGGCAGTAGTTTTGCTGATGCATGGGAAAACATGTTTGGTACATTAGAGTATCAAGCAGTAATGAATATGGAGCCAGGTACAGAGCTTACCTTAGACTGGCAAGATGGTACCAACGATGTAATGAGTGCCGCAGATGTGTGGCGTTTAATTTTTGATAGTAGTCAGCCTTGGACATTTAGTGCCAATGGCACAATATTTAGACATGACATGAAGGGTATTATTCCCGGCTTGTTAGAGAGGTGGTATGCAGAAAGAAAAGAAATGCAAGCTAAGAAGAAAGCCGCAGAGACTAAGGAAGATACGGCGTTCTGGGACAAACGGCAGCTTGTCAAAAAAATTAATCTCAACAGCCTCTATGGCGCGATCCTCAACCCGGGGTGCCGCTTCTTTGACCAGCGCATTGGCCAAAGCACAACGCTTACTGGGCGGATCATCGCGAAGCACATGGACAGCCACGTCAATGAAGCGATCACCGGCAGTTATGACCACGTTGGGTCGTCTATCATCTACGGCGACACAGATTCTGTCTACTTCTCAGCATGGCCGGCGCTCAAAGAAGAAGTAGAAGCAGGGCGCATGGAATGGAACAGAGAGATCTGCGTCCAATTATACGATACCATTGGGGATAGTGTTAACGATAGCTTTCCGGCATTTATGGAACGTGCTTGCCATTGCCCCAGAGAGATGGGCAGTATTATCATGGGCGGCCGAGAGCTTATTGCAAGCAAAGGCTTGTTTATTAAGAAGAAGCGTTATGCTGTGTTAATCTTTGATATGGAAGGTGTGCGATTAGACACACACGGTAAGCCTGGCAAAGTCAAAGCTATGGGATTAGACCTAAAACGGTCAGACACTCCTAAAGTAGTACAGGACTTTTTAAGCGAAATCCTAATGATTGTTCTAACTGGCACAGGTGATGTTAAACAAACTGTTATTGCCAAGGTTAAAGAATTTAAGATTGCATTTGCTGAACGACCTGCGTGGGAAAAAGGTACACCTAAACGTGTAAACAACTTGACCAAGTATAGTGCAGAGGAAGAACGACTAGGCAAAGCTAACATGCCCGGACACGTTCGTGCGGCAATGAATTGGAACCGACTTAAAAAGATGCACGGTGACAACTACAGTACAAGTATCGTAGATGGTATGAAAACTATTGTGTGTAAACTAAAAGATAATCCACTTGGACTTACTAGCGTAGGTTATCCAACAGATGAAACACATATACCCGCTTGGTTTAAGGACTTGCCCTTTGATGACAATACAATGGAATCAACTATTGTAGACCAAAAGGTAGAAAACCTATTAGGTGTGCTAGAGTGGAAGATTTCTG